CGGCAAAGCAATCACACGATCCACAGGCGGATTTTCCACGATGAAAGTCGCATCCAGTACAGGCGGCGAAGCAAAGTCCTGCGCCAGATGCCAGGCGTCCAAACTCCCGGCTGCGTTTGAACGGAGAAGCCCAGTAATGATCGAAGGCTTGTAACGATATTCCGCATAACGCTCCTGGTAGCCGAAAACCGTATCATCGTCCACCGCCGTTCCCGTCGAGTAGATTTCCTTCCGCAGCACGGCCTGCTCGCCAATATGCGAAAGCGCCGGCCAGTAGAAGTCAAACCTGGTGGACCGCGAGAACATGCGATTCAAACCCTGCTGGTAAGTCAGATCCGCTCGAACCGAAGCCAGCCCAAGAATCAGGCAATGCTCCGTAAACGACATCGTGAACCCAGCCTGACCCAGCACGGTACCCATCGCCGCCAAGTTCCCCTGAGGCGTCGCAGCCGTCACCGACGTTTGCGGGATTGGAGATACGTTAACAACAAAGCTGCCGCCTCCGAGGAACTCCGGACGTTGCAAGCGCGCATCAGGAGAACTAACTCCAAAGTGCGACCGGATAATTTCCGTATACCGCGTTCCGCCACGTGCGTCCCTTTCCAGCATCTTTTGCAGTTGAAAAGCCTGGCGCAGTTGATTGATCGTCGCGCCAGACACCCCGGACAAATCGACCTCGAGGCCGATGTTGTTCCACACGGCACGCTTGATCACCGTGCCAGAATTCGGCGTATCCGTGCCAGGCGTGAACCAATTCACCTGTCCTTGAGCAGCATCGCTGCGGATACCCATCTGAAACGTTTGACCCGAGTCCCACGCTTTCAACGTGGGAGCCGCATTATCCCCTTCCGAAATAACTGGCACGTTCGACGTGCCAAGAGGGAAGGAAACCGCATCGCCCTTTTGAGGCCAGGGCAAGCAACTCGTGAAGTAGTCATGCCGCTTCCCGCGGCGAAGAAGGACGTAGTCCGTGATCGTATCCGGACCATCGTCACGATCCACCACAACGCTATCCTGCATGTTCTGGTCCCGGTACCACTGGTTCCAGATCAAGTTGTACGCCCGATGCCACAGCGAGCTGTGACCGATCGGCGCGGCGGTCGCCACCGGGATTCCCATGTAATCCGACAACGAAAGCGACGCAACCGTATGCGCCGTCATTTGCGGGATCAGGAAGTCCGTCGAGTCGCCTGGGTCGGTCTGCTCGCCGTTGAACTTCGCCCAGTTATCCCAGACCAGGCGCATCGGCACGGCGAAGTAATGAACGTCCATCACCATGTTGTCCATGATCGGAAAGATGGGCGTTGCGAGCCTGGCAAAGCAGGTCGCGTTCACCTTGAACGTGTCACCCGGAAGTACCTCGTCGACCAGGATGGGAATCAACCATCCTGCGTCGAAAGTCGTTTTATGCCCGTGGCTCCGATCAAACGTCGACCTCGGAATTTCCGCCTTTGGCACCTCGCTGAACTTGTGCGTCATGTGAGACTTGTTGCGATGCATTGACCCGAACATGGTTCACTCCTTGGAATTGGGCCGCCAGGCCCAGGTTAACCTGCTGCGCCCACATCAAGAACGTGCCTTTTTCATCGTCAAACTCACCCAGGTGAAACAGCGTGAAGTCCTGGGGAAACGCATACATCTGCGTTTCAGGATCCGCCGCCGTGCGCGCGAACGCGCGCTGCGCTACTGCCATCGTCGGACAGAAAAACGGCGCGCAATACACCGCCGCCTTTGAGTCGTACACCGAGAAAATTTGCAGTTTCATTCCAGCTCCCGTTTGAGGTTAGAAATCTGTGCGAGTTTTACGGTCTCCCGCACTCGCAATCGAGCCTTCGTGTTATTCGCATGATGCTTGGAGGCTTCCGCCTCCCGACGCTTTTTTATTTCCGCATAGACCTCCGGCTGCGTTCGTTTAAGTTCCTTATCATAGAAACGCGGCGGCCGCATTTCGCGGCCCCGCACCACAACCTCGTCCGAGGGGAACACATCCCCCTGGAACGTCTTGAACCACTCTTTGCCAATGGCAGGGTTCAAAGACATCGTGATGTATTCCGGAAGCAGCTGCGTAATTTCACCGGTCTCCGGATCCACGCGCTCGTAGTGACGTTTCGCAAGGTCCCCCGTAACCTTTTTCATGATGTACCGCGCGCAATACGCCGCGCTCTCGAACGTCAACGCACCCACCGTGCAAAAGCCCCAACCCCACAGGCGCTCAAGCGCCGCAGACACGTAGATCGGTCCTGCATGGGTATTCTTATAGAGCTTTTTGTCAGGCCAATCCATGCCGAAGATCAACGCATGGTAGTGAGGCCGACGAGATTTTTCCCCGTACTCGCCACAGTGAAAGTACGAGATTTTTTCCTTACCCATGAACCGCCGCAGCCGCTTCATGAAGTCCTGGAAATGTTTTTTTATTAAGGTGCCACCAGCAGGGAGATTCTTGTCGGAGTAGGTCAGCGTAATGAAACAGTTTTCCTCGTGCAGCTGCGCCTCTTGCACACATCGCACCGCCCACTGGCGGGAACGCTCCAGGCGACAGCCCACGCACTGACCGCACGGCACCATGATCGTGCGACCTTTGGCCACCCCCGGAGACCGGAGGGGCCACAGGTGGTAACACGGCATCAGAGCCGGATGCCGCCACGCATCGGGTTACCCCGCGTGTTCTTGCTGTGATGCCGGACTGCGTTCCTCGTGAACACCTTGCGGCTTGAGCCGCGCGACATCTTTTGCCGGAATGCCATTTGAGACTCCTTATCAAGTGAAAACCCCGGGACATTCAGCAGGCCACTATATTCCCGGGTCCGATCTAGGGTTAAACCGCCTGCTCGGCCCCATCCGGCCACCGCATGGCGGCGATCCGGTACCCCTCTATACCACATTTCGTGTCACCTAGCACAGTTACATCAAGTAGGTAACTGTGCATCGCATGCCTTGCAGAGCCCCCAAGGGCTCAGCCAACGGCATTTCCCGCATCGCGGGTACCCCCCCGCAGGGGGTAGCCGCGCGGGCCCCTCCGGGGCCCGCGGCGGCCCCCCTGCGGGGGGGTTGATAGCCATCAAGAGCTCGCCTGCGGCTTTGGGCTCGCTCCGCTCGCCGTCGCCGGGCTCGAAGATTGGGGATGGGGGTCCCCCGCCCCTTCGGGTCGCCCCCCATCGACGGCCGCAGCGCCGCCCGCCGGCGGCGCTTCGACCGCCTTAACCAATCCCAATTTGACCGCCTCGTCGTAATTGTCCGCGTCCTCCGTGAACGCGAGAAGCTCGCCGGGATTGTTGTTGAACCGCGCCCGCAATTTCGCGGGCAGCTGAGAGAACGATGATTTGGCCCTGGCAACCAGGTCCATTGACGACTGGAAGTCGAGCGACGTCGCGTCGCCGTAAGAACCCTCGCGCTTGTTCGTATAGTCGAGGACACCCGTTTTCAAGTACCTCGCCATGATGTTGTTGATATCGCATTCGTCTTTGAAAGACTGTTTTGTACGTCCCTTCTCAGGGAACGAGATTGAGATTTTGAGATGAGGCCCGTAGGCCGTGAGAATAGTTTTTTGAGTAGGATTTTGATTGAGAGATTGAGAGAGAGAAGATTGAGAGAAAGAAGATTGAGATTTAGACATAAGAGATTCATCCAAGAGTGGATTGAGATTTAGAAACTGCGCCTGCACCGCTCGCTTTCGCTCGCTTTAGGCCGCTATCGCGGCCTTCTGCTTTGCAAGAGAATCATTTCCTGATCGTAATACCGCCCTTCTGAGGGCGGAGCATTTGAAGGATTTGAGCAGCAGAGCCTGCATTGAGGCCTAGCCTCTTCAGCGACCGCATGAATTCACCAGAGGATTCGTCGATCGACCGCTCGAGGTCCGCGGCAGTAGAGGACGCTTTCGCGTCCGCCATCCGCCGCTTTGCCTCGGTGTCGACGCCCGAATCACCGTAGTTATGCCGCATCGCGTCCACCACACGCCGCTCGAAGTCCGAAATATCCGCCTGATTCTCGGCGTCTTTCGTTCGCTGCGTTTCGGTTTCCTTTTGCTGGTTCACCAGGTTCACCTGAGCCTTGTTCATACGAGACGCCATGAACGCGCTCGCAGCCTCGCCACCGATATTCGGAATTTGCGAAGGCTGAGAGCCTGGTGGAGTTGAAGAACCCATCCCCCCCGTACCGGAGAGGATGGGATTAAGACCAGCTGCGCGAAGGTCGGCGACCTCGCGCTGGTGCGCCGTGTTCGACATATCGCGCTGGAAATTGATTTGCTTGTTCGACATCTTCGCAGACGTAGCCGTCTGCGCCATCGCGCCAAGCGCCGTCACCGCCGCACCTGCTACTGCACCCCATGCCATACGACCCCCTAAAAGTGGTCGATCAGCCCAGGCACACCGTAGATCGGCATGGGCCGCGCGCAATGCATGACGAAGTGAGAATCGAAGATGAAGTGCGGCTCAGCCGGCACAGCAATCACACGATCCACAGGCGGATTTTCCACGATGAAAGTCGCATCCAGTACAGGCGGCGAAGCAAAGTCCTGCGCCAGATGCCAGGCGTCCAAACTCCCGGCTGCGTTTGAA